TTATCATTTCCCATACCTCTCCCGAATGTTGACCTCTGCCGCAAGAGGTAGCCCCGCCGCCCACGCGGGGGGTGCCACCATTACGGCTTCAAGCTGCGCAGCGGCAGCCTCTACATCGTCCGCCTCCAGCACGATTTCGTCATGGACGTGCAGGATGACCCTCTGCCCGGCGGCGTCAAGGCGGCGCAGCGCGTCACGCAGCAGGTCGTTCGCGACCGCCTGGACGATGTTCTCGCAGGCCAGCCCGTGCCACAGCCGCGCGCGCGGCCACTCCTTCGCGTCCTGCGCAGGCTTCCACGCCGCCTTGGCGTAGGTGATGCCGTCGCGCTCGAAGCGGGCGTGAGGATAGCACAGCACCCGGCCCGAGGGCAGGGCGTACCACAGGTGCTGGCGATCGTAGAGATACGTCACCCGACCAGCGGTGAACTCATGCCCCGGCTGGCGCATGGCGATCGTGTAGGCCCGCTCCAGCGCGGACCATTGCTCAACAGCCCACGGGTTTGCCCGCCGCCACGCCTCGACCATGCGGCGCGACTGCGCCTCGGGCAGGACGACGCCGTAGATCCGGCCCATCGCGTTGAAGGCACCGACCGACCCACCGAACCCGCAAGCCAGCTCCTGCACCTTGCCGACCTGACGCTGCGCGTCGTCGACGTCAGGCACGCCGACGCCGAACGTCGCCGAGGCGTTGACCTTGTAGATGTCCTCGCCCGTGCGGAACAGGTCGAGCTTGGCGTCGCCGGCGGCGCAGCTCGACAGCCACGGGTTCACCCGCGCCTCGATCGCGGACCAGTCGGCGACGACAAGCTGGTTGTTGCCTGACGGCATCAGCGCCGGGCGCAGCATGCCCTTGAGCACGTCGGTGACCCGCTTGCCGTAGGCAGGCACGATCTGGTGGCTGCGCACCATGGCGTGACGCACCGTCTCGGGATCCTTGGCCGTCTTGCGTGCGAAGTTGTGGACCTGTAGGCCGTAGCTGGACGCCCGGCCCGTGGCCGCGCCGCCAGCGAACACGAACGCGCCGCGCACCCGGTGGTCCTCCTCGTCGGCCAGGTCCGCCATGCGTGCGAACTTGGCCACGCTCGACGCCCACAGGTCGTCGGCGCACTGGACGACGTCGGCTACGTCAGCGGGCACCTCGTCGGGGTTCTCCTCGGCCAGCACCAGCAGCGAGGCCCGCACGTTCTTGTCGATCGACCGCTTGGTTTCCTCGCCCTTGGTGACCATCATCAGGTCGCGCGCCTGCGGGCCGACGCGGTCCCACACCCACTCCCGCATCCGGGGACTGCGCACGGACGTAACTGCACCTTCGGTGACCGAGACGACCAGCGCCTGTATCTCCTCCAGCTCGGCGGCGGCGTAGACCTGCGCGGCCTTGGCCAGCGGCACGTCGACCAGCACGCCATGGTCGTTGATGCGTTCGTTGACGTGGTAGTCGGCCAGCTCGGTGTCGGACAGTTGCCGCAGCCCTTGCGAGATGGCCCGCATCGCGCGGACATCGCGCTCGCAATACTCGACCAGCGCGGTCATCAGGGCGGCGTCGTCGTTGAACGAGCCGTCAGGGCGAGGGATGCACAGCGCGCGCACCAGTTGGCTGCCCCGGTGGTCCTTGCGCATCGCTGCGCCGGCGAACCGGCCCGCGTCCTCCAGGCTACCCGGCGCGCAGTTGGCGCGGGCCTGCGTGGCGGTGCAGTAGAACTGGTCCAGAGCGAAGTCGATCTGGAGGACGTACCAGAACACCAGCCGCTCGAACGCGGCGTTGTGCGCGCGGATCTCGCCGGTGTGGTCGCGCACCTCGTCGGGGAACGGCTGACCGGGCAGCCAGGTCTGCACCTCGTCATCGTCGAACGCCCACGACATGCACAGCACGTCGGTCGACGGATCGCGGGCGTAGTTGTAGACGCCGTGCGCCTTGAGATCGCAACGGCTGCGCGTCTCGAAATCTATCCAGAGTGTCTTCATGTGATTGGTCGCGGATCGCGGGCCGACCCGGAGGCCGACCCGCTCTCGCGTCTCTTAGCCAGCGCGCCGACGACGGGTCGGCGCAGCTTCTTCCTCGACGGCATCCTCGTCCTCGCCGCCCGGCTCCTTGTCCATGGCGACCCACTCCACGACCTCGAAGACCGGCGTGAAGATGCGACCGTAGGACTTGTGCTGGTAGTGCTCCTTCTTGAGCAGCACGACCGGCACCGGACGGGTCGGGTCCTTCTCGACCTGCGCCGCGATGGCGAGGCCGAGCGCGGTCAGGGCCTTCTTGCCCCCGACCGAGGTGGCCGAGTAGCGGGCGTTGATGCCTGCGTCCTCGCCCGAGATGCACTTCACGGACGCGCCGATCTGCACTTCCCAGCCCTTCGCGCAGCCGTCCGGCACGGGGCCGTGCTCGGGCAGCGGAGCCGTCACCGGACCCATGGCCTCGCCAAGCACCTCGCCGTTGCCCCAGGCGATGAAGCCGTGGACGAACGAGAAGGGATTGACGGCCCACTTGCTGTCCGGCTCGACCTCGGTCTGGTCGGAGCCGAAGACCCAGTGGCCGGTCTTGTCCATCTTGAGGATGATACCGCCGGCACCCGTCTCGACGGTGGCCTCGACCCGGCGCAGGGCCGAGGTCAGGTCGCCGACGGAAGGGAGGCCCGCGTTGCCGAAAACAGTCAGATTGCTCATTGTCTTTTTCCTTAGCTCAGTTTGCTGAGGGCGGCAGAAAGTTGACGCCCGATCTGGACCACCGCAGGGCGGGGGTCCGTGTCCACCGCGAGGGTGGATCCCGACGATACCGCGACAACCATGTCAGAAGGAAGGTCGATCTTGTGCTTCTTGAGCACCTTCTCGGCCTGCGCCACCGACAGCAGTTCGGTCTTGGTCACGTCAGTCTTGGTCAGGCCAAGCCCGATCAGCGCGTCCTGCGCCGTCGTCGGGTCAGCCCAATGTCTCGTGGCGCGCTTGGCGACCAGCTTGTAGCCGGGCACCGGCACGTCGTTCTCCAGCATCTGATGCGCCAGAGCGCGGCACTGTGCAAGGAAGTCCTCGATGTCAGGCGCAGCGGCGAGGTAGGACGCCAGCTTGTCGGCGTCGATCGCCTGCATCGCCGCCAGCTTCATGCGGTCCAGTTGGCCGGTCTTGATGGGGCAGACCGGCTTGGCCGTGCACCACTTGCACCAGTCGCCGTCCGCCAGGGGCGCACGCGGCAGCCCTGCGGTGTTGACGGCGCGGACCAGTTGGCGCTCGAACTCGGCGATGCGCTCGACGGTCGTGGTCCACGTCCGCAGATACGGCGGCTGGATGATGACGCACTCAACCTCGGTCACGTCCTTGAACGCCCACGCACAGGACGGCGTGCGCATGGCAGCCGCAGCGTAGAACATGAGCTGCATGTTCTCCTCGGCCTCGACCATGACGCCGTCGCCGAACTTCCAGTCGAGGATGACGGCCTTGCCGTCCAGCCGACCGACGATGTCGGACGAGCCGAACACGCCGGGCATCAGGTCGCCGAAGTTGACCATCTCCTCGGTGGTGAACTCCATCGCGGCCTTGGGGTCATACTCGTTGAGCAGGGCCAGCGCGGGCTTGAGCTTGCGCTCCAGCAGTTCCTCGGTCAGCGTCAGGCCGTGGGCCTCAAAGCCGACCATGTCCTCCGGCGCGCAGGCCGTGTCCATCACGATGGCGATGGCCTCGTGCAGCAGGCTGCCCTCGTTGGCGTAGCTGGAGCCTTCCTGTGGGGGCATGGTGGCCGCCAGCGCCACCGAGCCGGGGCAGTTGATGACACGCTTGGCGGTCGAGCCGCCGACGATGAGTGAGTGGGCCATGATTGTCTCTCCTTGTTGACGCCACTCTGGCTGCACGGAAAAGTGTTGTCAACGGAAATCGGATGTGTATGTTCGCCCCATGTTGGAGCGCGACGTTGAGGCGTATTTCAGGAAGGCGGTGGCTGCGGCTGGCGGTGTCGCCTTCAAGTTCGTCAGCCCGTCGCACCGTGGCGTCAGCGACCGGATCGTGTGCCTCCCCGGAGGCGCGGTCTGGTTCGTGGAACTGAAACGCCCCGGCGGGCGGCTCTCGCCGTTGCAACACGTTTTCGCCGCCCTGATGGGGCGGATGGAGCAGAACTATGTGTGCCTGTCATCAAGGGAGGAGATAGACGAATGGATCACTGGCCTGAATACAAAGAGCGGATGCTCGTGAAGATGCGCGATCGCGGCATGTCGGCAGGCGAGATCGCCAAGGCGATGGGCATGAGCCGCAACGCCATCATCGGCAAGATGGACCGGATGGGGATGCTGCGCCGCAAGCCGCGCGTCGCCAGCCGCCCGCTGCCCCCGGAGTTCCAGGCCAAGGCCTTGCCCTCGCCGCCGCGCCTGTTCAGTTGGCAACAATGAGGATCCTGATCGCTTGCGAATATAGCGGGGCCGTCCGCGACGCTTTCCGCGCCCGAGGCCATGACGCCATGTCCTGCGACCTGTTGGCGACCGAGGTAGACGGGCCGCACTATCAGGGCGACGTGTTCGACGTGCTTGGTGACGGGTGGGACTTGATGGTCGCGCACCCGCCTTGCACGGACCTTGCCGTGTCCGGCGCGCGTCACTTCCCCGCCAAGATCGCGGACGGTCGGCAAAGCGCGGCGCTGGACTTTGTGCGCCGGCTGCTTGACGCGCCGATTGAGCGCATCGCCTTGGAGAACCCGATCTCGGTCATCTCCAGCAAGATCCGAAAGCCGGACCAGATCATCCAGCCTTGGATGTTCGGTCATGGCGAGGTCAAGGCGACCTGTCTGTGGCTCAAGAACCTGCCGCTGCTGACGCCGACCAACATTGTCGACGGACGCGAGGCGCGTGTGCACCGTATGCCGCCGGGGCCGAACCGCTGGAAGGAGCGCAGCCGCACCCTGCCGGGTGTCGCTGCGGCCATAGCGGACCAGTGGTCATGAAGCTCCGCCCATACCAGGAGCAGGCTGCCGACTTCCTGTTCGCCACCGACCGGGCGATGATCCTCGCCGCAGTTGGTGCCGGCAAGACCGCGATCACCCTGTCCGCCATGCAGGACATGGTGCGTCAGGGCATCGCTCGGCGCTGGCTGGTGCTCGCCCCCAAGCGGGTTGCGACCGACGTCTGGCCTGTCGAGGCCCCGAAGTGGGCACCGGGCCTGACGCTGGCCGTGGCTGTCGGCACGCCAGCGCAGCGGGCGGCGGCGTTCGCCAGCAAGGCCGACGTGGTGGTAGCAAACTATGATACCATCCAGACCCTGCCGTCGCTCGACGGCTTCGACGGGGTGGTGTTCGACGAACTGACGCGGCTCAAGAACCCGTCGGGCGCACGCTTCAAGGATCTGTTCAAGAAGCTGGACGGCATGAAGTTCCGCTGGGGCCTGACCGGCTCGTTCACCTCGAACGGGCTGGAGGACGTGTTCGGTCAGTGCAAGGTGATCGACGTCGACCTGCTCGGGCGCTCCAAGGGGGCGTTCCTACAGACCTGGTTCATCCCGATCAGCCGGGAGTTCGGCCAATGGGTCGCACGGCCTAGCGCCTTGGCGGGCATCATGGCCAAGATCAAGCCCGCCACGTTCGTGCTGGACGCGGGCGAGTATTCCGACAAGCTGCCGCCGCTCAACGTGGTCGAGGTCAAGTCGACCATGGACATGAAGGCATATGACAAGATGAAGCGGGACTACGTCGCGCAGGTCGGCACCGAGACGGTGACGGCCCTGACCGCAGCGGCCATGACCAGCAAGCTCCAGCAGCTCGCCGGCGGGTGGGCCTACAGCCCCTCGCCTGTCTGGTTCTCGTCGCATCGGTTCGACCGGCTGGAGGAGTTGCTGGCCGAGAACCAGCGGGCCAACACCTTAGTGGTGTATAACTACCGCGAGGAGCTGGCCGAGTTGAAGCGGCGCTACCCGCAGGCGCAGACGCTGGACGACGCGGATGCTCTCGCCAGATGGAACGCAGGCAAGATTGAGATGCTGCTGGTTCATCCAAAGTCAGCGGGCCACGGCCTGAACCTCCAGCACGGCGGGTCGCATATCGTGTTCGTGTCGCTGCCGTGGTCGCTGGAGCTGTTCGAGCAGACGGTCGGGCGGCTGCACCGCAGCGGACAGAAACACCCGGTCTATTGCTACGTCATGATGACCGAGAAGACGATTGACGAACGTATCTGGCAGTCGCTGCACGACAAGCGGTCGCTGTCCCAACTGGCTACAGAGGAGTTGGCCGCATGACTATCACCAAGGATCAAGCCGACGCAGCCCGCAAGCTGGTCAAGGCGTATGCCGAGCAGGAGTGGGAAGCCGGCGAGGCCCGCCGGTCTGCTGCCCGAGCGGCTACACAGGCCCTCATAGACGCAACAGGCGTTGACTTGACGGCGTGGGCCAAGCACGAGCGAGAGCGCGACCTGCGAAAAGGCAACGGGCGCGGCATGGGCGACGTCGAGGCCATCAGGTATTATGTCGGCGCTGCGCACGCCCGGCTGGCGCTGACGCTGGAGGCGTTCGGTGTGGACGCGGATGACTTCTTCAAACTGGTGCGCAAGGAGGTCGCAGATGACCGAGTGGACTGACCTGGTCGAACGCCTCCCGTCGATGAGCGAGGCCGAGCTGGCGGCTGCGATCGCCGCCGAGGCGCGGCGTGACGAGCCGCGCGCCTCGCACCTGACCCGGCTGCACATGAGATATAGCAAGGTCCGCGCCGCCCGCGAGCGGGCCGAACTACTGCGGCGCAGGTGACATGGCGTTGGCGGTCGGGTCGGCCATGACGTTCGCCGCCGCGCCCGTCAGATGCGACCAGAACGCCGGGTTCATCATGTTGCGCGCGATTTGCGCCCGCGAGGCTGACGGCACCACGGCCAGCAGTTCATCCATGTTGGCCCCCGACTGATACGCCTGCGCCAGTTCGCGGCGGACTTGCGGGGCTACCTTGGCGTCGAGCAGCATGGAGCCAAAGTCCATCGCGGCTGCTGCGCCGGGACGCGCGCGCGCCGCTAGGTTGAGCAGCCGACGCACAGGGCCACGGGCTGACTGTTGCAGCAGCTCCTGGGCGACACCCCGGCCTTCGCCAGCCAACACGTCGACGCGCTGGTTGCGCCGGATTTGTTGCGCTGCGCTTGCCAGCGCGTCCATGCCCGACGGCCCGACGCCGGTCGGGCTCATCAGGTTAGCCAGCGTGTCGTTGCGGTTAAACACGTTTGCTACGACGTCCGGTGCGTCTCCTTCAACGAGGTTTGCGAACGTGTTGGGGCTTTGACGCAGCTGCCGCCCGGCTACACCCATCATTTGCTGACGTTCGACGCTTCGCATCCCGCTAGAATAATCTGCGAGGTATTGACGCCAGCCGGTGCCGCCTGCCGCCTCGATGGCGTCGTCGATGAGCGGCGCAATGTTTGCGGTGATTTCCGCTTGCTGCGCACGCAAGGCCGAGGGGCTTGCGGTGCCGGACGTATTCAAAAGTCTGTTCACCTCGCTGGTGATGAACCTTTGGCGGATTTCATATAGATCCGCAGGTTCAATGACACCGCCGCCGATGTCGGCCATAGACCTGAGCTGCTGCGCGACGTTGGCTAGCGCCTGCACCTGTTCCGGGTTGGCCCGAACCCCAGGCACGTCTGCGCGGGCCATAAGTTGATTGGCGATAGCATCCACGTCCAACCGCCCGGTCGCACCGGCCCGCGCCAGCGCCGCCTCACCAGCAGGCACCGTGGCTGCGCGCAAGGCTGCTTTCTCGGCCCGCTGCGACAGTTGCGCCTCGGTCAAGTTTGCGCCTCCTGCCAGCCGGTCGATTGGTGCCTGCCTCGCCGCAGCTTGCGCCGCGTCGATGGCGATGTAAGGATCCGGGTTCGCCGCGCGCACGGCAGCGCCGACACCCATGAAGGCGGACGGCTCGACGCCCGCTTCGACCAGGGCCTGCTGCGCGGTGACGTCGGGGCCAGCGTTGCGCAGCGCAGCCACGGCCACGTCGTAGTCGACGCCGAGGGACTGGCGCACGATCTCCGACGCGCGGGCGCGGCCCAAGGTGCCGGTCAGCGCGTCAAAGCCGTTCAGCAATTGGTTGAGGGCGTATTTGGCCGGGCGCGCGGCGACAGTCGGCAGGAGCGCGCCGATGGCAGCCCCAGCCGCCGCGTCGTCCTCGTCGATGAGCGCCGCCTGTGATCCTCCTGCGATCGCGCCGCCCGCGCCGCGAGTGCCGAGGTTCAGCAGCCGTTCGCCTATGACCGGAGCCGCCCCTGCCGCCGGCGGACGCACGGCGGACGGCAGGAAGCCACCGGCAGCCGTCGAACGGCCAATGGCCTCCAGCCCCTGCCCGACGCGCGGCGCAAACCGACCAACACCTTGGCCAGCGAGGCCGATGCCGCGACCGAGCAAGCCTGCTGCCCCTGCCGTAGCGCCCGTTTGACCGGCAAACCGCGCGGTCTCCACGGCACCGCCGAGGCCCGCGTTGGCGCGTTCGGCGTCGACACGCTGATTGACCGCAGCAAGGAACTCGTTTGCGTTCTGAGAGACGCCGCGCCCGAAATCGCCCAAGCCAGGGATGTAGCTCATGGCGTTGCCGCCGAGGCGGACAGCACCCCCGAGGATGTCGTTGACGCCACCAGCCGCGCCCACCCCGAGGCCCATGATGGTGCCGAGGACCGGGTTCTGGCGCGCGCCTGCGACCGCTTGGTCCAGCAGGCTGCCTTGCGGCGCAGCGGCAGGCACCATCGGCAGGCCCTCGACGCCGCCCTGCACCTCGGCAGCGGGCAGCTCGACGGCAGGCTCGTAATCGGTCGGGCGATACCGCATCCCGTTAACGTCGATGTCGTCAGCCCGACGCGGACCAGCCATGGCAACCGGCGTGCCAGGGCCGCGCAGGTTGACCACACGACCGTCGGGCAGGGTGTAGGGGCGGACGGCGTCGTATTGCTCCTGTTCGACGGCCTTTTGCAGCGCCACATCGGCAGGGTAGCCTTGGTCCATAAACGCCCGGACGCTGTCTTCCCGCGTCAACGCACCTGTGTCTGATCCTTGCCCACCCATGGCGGGCGGCGCGGCGCGGGCAGGTGCTGGCGCAGGCTGACGCCCGCCGCCGGTGGGCGCGCGGCGCGGGGCAGCAGGTGCTGCGGGCGCAGGGCGACCAAGCGCGCGCATCAGCTCGGCGTCAGACATGGCCTGCGGGTTGGTTGGCGCGGCAGGGGCGGCTCGCGGCGCAGCCGCCGGGCGACCAAGCGCGGCCAGCAGAGCCTCGTCGGACATCGACGCCGGGTCTTGCCTCATTGGATCAGCCCCCGACGGCGCGCTTCGGCTTCAAGTGCGCTCACGTTTCCGCCGCCTTGTGCGCCGCTGCCCGACACGCTGTCGACATACCGACCAAAGCGCGCGAACGCCTCGCGCACCGTCTCGATCGACTGGTCCGGCGCGCTCACGGTGTTGAGGAACAGTTGCAGTTCGACATTCGAGTTCATCTGCTGCGCGCTCATCCCGGTCAGGTCTTTGAGCGACGCGACCAGCATGGGGATGGCGGTCTGGATGTTGTCGCGCTCGGTTTGCTCGCGCGAACCGATTGTGCGGCCCACCACGCGCCCCGGCAGCGACGCACCAATGCTGGCGATAATGTTTTCGGCAGGGCCTCGCTCGGTCGATACGATACCCTTCATTTTTTCAAGGTTCTCGTAATAGCCCAGCATGCTGTCGATCGTGCTGCGGACGCCTTCCGCTGCGTTCTGTCGCGTCTCGTCTGCGGCTGCTGCCCCTGCGGACGGCGCTTGATACGGCATAACAGGGTTGCCTTGGTCATCGGTGACCGGGGTGAAACCGGATTGCCCCGGCACAACAGAACCGTAGCCTTCCGCTGTCTGCACGATGACCGGGCGGTTCGGGCTTGCGGTGACAGCAATCCGCTCCGGCGGGGTCGCACCAGGTGCGAGTGGGTTCGTCTGCACCGGCACGATAGACCCGCCTGCGTTCTGCATGTCGTAGGCAGGCGTGAACCGCTCCAGCAGTTTCAAGCCCTCCGACGTCGTAGCCAGTTCGTTGGCCAGCAGGCTACGACGCTGCTCGGGCGGTGCCGCGAGGATACGCGCGGCATAGGCAGTCATCTGCTCGCGCGGGACGCCCGCCGCGATAGCCTGCTCGGACACCGCCGCGATGTTGGCGTTCGACGGGTCAGTGTAAACCGCGCCGATCGCGCGCTGCATGAACCCTTGGTCCTCGCCGCGCGCCTTACGGGCGTATTCGCCTCCGGCGCGGGCCTCTGCTGCGCGAGTGTTGAACAGCGTGTCGCCTGCGCCCGCAGCTTGGATATACGCCGTGGTTTCAGGTCCAAGCCGTGCGAACTCGTTGACCGAGTTGCGGTCGTTAAAATCGACCGACGCAGCGCGCTGCTGGATCATCGCGTTGCGCGCCGCAGTCGCTTGCGCGGCTTGCTGCGCCATCTGGTTCTGGCGATACTCTTGCCCTTGGCGCATCGCGCCGAGGATGTCGGGCGCTTGGAACGACGCGCCTTGCAGGGCGATGCGAGGGTCGAGGGCCATCAGCGGTCTCTCATACCGTAATACTGCGCCCCGAGGTTGCCCATCTGGTTGATCGCGTTGGTGTAGGCGTTGGCCGAGCCGACGTAACCCGACGCGCGGGCGTTGCCAGCCCCCATGGCGTTCTCTCCGAGGTTCTGGCCGAGCTGCCCCGCTGCGCTGGACACGACGTTCGTGGCGTTCTGCCCCGCACCCGCCATGCCCATGAGCGGGTTCAGGCGGCTGCTCCGGTTGGCCTGGAAACGGTTGAAGGCGTTCTGGTATTCCTGCGACGCCAGATCCTGACCGAACCGCTGCGCGCCTTTGAACATCTGGCCCGACATCACCATGCCGCGCGCTGCTGCCGACCGCTCCAGCGCCTTGTTGCCTTCGGCCAGCCGGAAGGCATAGCCAGGGTCGAATTCAAAATCGTTCATCGAGAAGTCGCGAGCGTCCCTGCCGTAATCGGCGACGCTTGCGTTCCCGCCGATGCCGAGCAGTTCCATGAGACGGTTCTGGCCCGCAAGTCCGCCCTGCCGGAACGGCTCTTGCAGCTCAACCTGCCGGTCGAACATCTCACGCTGGAGACGCGACGCCTCCGCAGCGGACTGGACCTGCGCGTCAGCCGCCCGGCGCGCGGCCCGCGACTGGTTCGACGCGCTGACAGCGCCGCCGAGGGCGCTGCCTGCAATGGCGACGACGGGATTAGGCATTGGGGAACTCCTCCCGATAGGCCGCGAACGGCTCACCATACATCAGCATCACGGCGGGGGCCAGCCGCAGCGCCTCGGCCTGACCGTGGCAGAGCAGGACGACCAACAGCACCACGTCGTAGTAGGCCGCGCGCCACACGAACGACCGCTCGTCAGCCACACCGCCGTCCTCAGCCTCGTTGGCAGCGTGCCATTTCAGGATGGCGGTGGCGACCGCAGCCTGCAAGGCAGCGGCGTTGGCCTGATAGAAGACGTTGCCCGGCATCGACACCAGCGAGGCCCACAGCGCAGGCATCACGTTGCCCACGGGGTCGCCGTCGTGGGCATCGTCGAACACCTGGATGACCTGCCACAGGTCCAGCAGCCAGTCAGCCGCAGGGCGGGGCAGATCCAGTTGATGCTTGAAATGGTGCTCCAGCGCCTCGATCACGAAATCGTCCTCCCGCTGGCGCGGATGTTGATGGCGGTCGCGGTGCCTGCGAGCGTGGAGATATATCCGCCGTTGAGCAGCACATGGCCGATCAGTTCCGGGAACAGGTAGGTCTGCCCCGGCTGGATCGACACCGTCTTGACGACGAGGTTGGCGTTGGTGGGGTTGTCCAGCGACGCCACGATATTGACCGACAGCGTCGCGGCGTTGGCGCTGTAGTTGGTGGCGGTGAACTTGTCGATGATCGTCGTCACCGCTGTCGAGGTGTATTGCGTCGTCTGGACAGCCTCTGCCGTCTTCGACGGGATCAGGACGCGAACGTAAACGGCCATCAGGCCCTCCTAGATTGTGAAGACGAAGCGGACCCGCCCCGCCAGGCCGTTGTCGCCACGGTCGCCGCCGACCGCCGGCGTCCCGCCGTTGCCGCCCGCGCCGCCTTGCAGCCCGTCGACGCCCGCCGTGGCCGCAGCCCCGGCCTGCGTGAAGAAGTTGCCGCCGATGCCCGTCGTGTTGGTGTCGGAGCCGCCCGAGGCCGTGCCGCCCTGACCTTGCGTGGTGTTGCCGTCGGACGTGCCGCCCGCGCCGCCCGTGGCGATCATCGGCGTGATCGTATACGTCCCGCTCGACACCGTCGAGGTGCCGCCCGTGTTGCCGGGGTCGGGGGTGTTGGACCCGGTGCCGCCCACGCCGACGGCGTAGAGGATGGTCTTGGCCGCGTCAGCGCCGCTCAGAGCCAGCGTGGTCTTGCTGTAGCCACCCGCGCCGCCGCCGCCGCCCTCGTTGGACCCCTCAATACCGAACCCGCCGCCGCCGCCGCCGCCCCACACCTCAATGACCGCGCTGATCGGCGCAGCCGGGATCGTGACGGAGCCGGATCCTGTCGAGAAGTCGAACGTGACCAGCGTAGGGGCGGTCTGGACGCTCAGGCCCGCCATGACGGCGACGACGCCGGTCATCAGGTGACCCCCAGCCCGGCGATGATCCACGAGGTCGCGCCGACCTTGACCAGCGTGGCCATGGCGTTGCGAGCCAGCGTGCGGGTGCCGGTGGTCGTGGTGTTGACCAGCGTCATCGTGTCGGTCGTGATGGCCACCGACAGCGACGTGGCGTTGACGTTGATGACGACGATAGCCGTGCCGATCGGGAACGCCACCGCTGCGTTGGCCGGGACGGTCAGCGTCAGCGACGAGCCGTTCATGACCACGGACTTGCCCCGGTCGGCCAGCACCAGTTGGTGATTGGCGGTCTTGAGGCTCTGCGGCACGTCGAGATAGCCCGCCGTGTGCGACGCGGCAGCCGCATCCTGGATCGTCGTCGTGCCGGTCAGCGCGGCGTTGTTGATCGGCGCGTAGGTCGCCGCCGCAGCCGCAGTCGACAGGCCGTCGGTGATGCCGTAGCCCGCCAGCGTTGTCGGCTCACCTGTGATCTCCGACCACGGCACACCCGTCGCGCTGACGTCGTTGATGCCGTAGATGTCGTCGTAGGTGCCGATGAGCGCGTCCGCGCTGTCGCGCAGCACGAACTTGTAGGCGACCTCGCCGGTCAGCCAGACCTCGCTCTCCAGCCGCCCGGCGGCGTCCATGATGATCGGGTTGGCGTGCGGCGTGACGCCGGTCGACGACGTGTAGGTCGTCTGCGGCGTCGTGGTGCCTGCCGCGTAGGTGTAAAGCCGCCCGCCGGTCAGCGGGTTGCCGGAGTTGTCAAGGAACTGCTGGCCAGCGCCGGCGAGAGGCGAGAGGAAAACGGTCATTGGTCAACCTGTGTGATGCTCAACAGCGCCGAAGGGCTTGCAGGGGCGAACGCAGTCGCAGCGTGGGCGTTCAGTATAACATTGGTGTCGTCAGCGGCCCACATCAGCTCTACATAATCGTTATGCGTCAGCGACAGCGTCGCCAGCAGCGGGACCAGCACCTCGTCGTCGTTGCCTTTCAGCCGCCACCGGCTTGTGGAGTTGGCCACGTCGACACCGTTCTTGCGCAGCCACAGATACGCCAGGGTCGAGCCGCCGGTCGTCTTGTCCAGCGAAATCGTGGCAGAGATCACGAACGCCCCTGCGCGGGTGACGCCGATGCGCGAGCTGGTGTTGAGGCTGACGCCGGCGGCGTAGTTGGTGGTGTTGAACGTGACGGCGTTCGCCGTGCTTGCGCCCGACAGTGTCTGCGTGGCTGTGTTGGCGAACCCGCCCGCGTAGCCCTGCGGCGGCACCAGAGGCGGCGCGGACAGTAGCCCCTGCACGTCGGCGCGCAGCAGGTCCATCGCCGCCTCGGCCTCGGCCCCGCTGAACGGCGCAAGCGACAGGTCGCTGATGGAGATGTCGGTGGTGCCGCTGCCGGTCTGGCCGAACTGGTTGAACAGGAACCGATACCACTCGCGCGACATAATGTTGGTGCCCGGCTCCAGCACCGGGACGCGCGCGGCGGGGATCGAGGTGATGTCAGCCATTGGTGCCGCTCACCGTCAGTTCCGCCCCCATGATGGCCACCTTGACAGGGGCGGTGCCTGACACCTCGTAGACCCGGTCGCGCAACTTGTTGGTCATGCCCAGCCTACGCCAGATGACGCGCGTCTGCGACGCACCGAGCAGGCCCATCGACCGCCAGTGCTCTTTCGACCAGGTGTGCCCGCCGTCGTCGGACCAGCGCAGCATAACCTGCGGGTCAGAGCCTTCAAGGACCGGCTGGCCGAGCAGCAGCGGCACGTCGGTCGACACCAGCAGTTCCACGCCCGTCTCGACCAGCAGCGGCTCGTCGTAGGCGTAACCCTCCAAGCCGACGCCGGTCTCGCAGACGAGCTGGAGCGCGTGCTGCGCGGTGCGCTTGAAGTCGTTCTGGCCGGTCGGTAGCGCCCGCCACCGACGCAGCCACTTCTGGACCAAGCCGTTGTCGGCGAACGTGTCGAGGTCCAGTTCGTAGATGTTGCCGTTCTCGAAGTCGCCGACGATCAACGCGCCGAGGAAGTTGACGAAGCAGTTGGACCGATGGCGCGTGAACACGCCGTTCTTGAGGCCGCGCCGCTCGTGCCACGCCCGCGTCGCGGCGTCGAACACCCACGTCGTGTCGGCCAGCGGGAAGTTGAGGACGTAGAACTCGTGGCCGTCCTGTTGGTAGGAATAGGCCACCGCGTCCGTCATGTCGGCGTAGCTCTGAATGGCGTATTCGACGGCGTGCGTGGAGATGCGCTCGGCCTGATAGCCGTTGGCGCGGTAGACGATGCCGCGTCCTCTGGCGTCCTGACCCAGCCAGGTGATGCTGTTGTCCAGCTTGGCGATCGAGTTAGGCGCGACGCAGCCGACCTCGTTGTAGGCCCCTTGGATGCGGGCCAGCGGGAAGTCGGCGTCGCCGGAGTTATACCAGACCTCGGTCGAGTTGGTGCCGAACACCCACACCTCGCGGTGGTTGGCGACCAGACCGACGACGTTGTCCGGCGCACCCTCGGCGCTGGCAAAGTCCAGCGGATCCACACTGTTGCCGTCAAACAGGGTGGTGACCCAGATGCGTTGCGAGTTGGGTTCCGAGAAAACGAAATAGCCGTCGAGGTAGGCGACCGTGCTGGCCCCGGCGAAGTCCTCGTCAGTGATCTCGGCCAGCACGCCGGTGTCGAAGTTGTAGATGTAGCCCTTGGGGTCGGCGGCGATGAACAACTGCGTGCCGTTGTCGGCCATCGACACCGGGCCGCTGTTCTCGACTGTGCCGATCAGCGTCGCGACGCCGGCGGGCGTGACCGAGTAGAACGATTGGCCCGACACAACGTAGCCGGTGCTGCCGTTCGACCACAGACCCTGGATAGGTCCGGTGCCGATGGTGGAGATGAAACGCAGCCCCGGCGCGCGTTGCAGATATGCCGCCTCCAGCCCGCCCTCGGCCATGACCTCTGGGTAGAGGTTGACCATGCGGTTGTCGGCAGCGTTGACGCTGCGGACCACATAGCTGGATCCTAGAATGGGGCTCTTCACGTCAGTTCGGCTGGTTGGTGTAGATGTTGTAGCGCCCTGGCGATCCCATGATGCCCGACGGCATGGCCATCATGTCGCCCGGATTGTTGATCCGCTTGAGGTTACGCTTGGACACCATGGCGACGCGCGTCACCTGCGGCGACGGCTCGACGCCGAACTCCGGGGCCAGCTCGCAGGCTAGATTGTAGCGGAAGGCGCGCAGGTAGCCGGGCGGAAAGACCAGTTCCGTGCCGAGCGTCGCGGGCTGCGCCAGCTCCAGCACCGAGATGAAGTGCCACACCATCGCCTGCGTCGGCACCGGGTAGATCGTGTATGTGGCGTTCGGGTTCGTCGCCTCGGCGTAGATGACCTGCGGATAGGTGCTCGTCACCGTCTTGAGGACGATGGCGTTGTATTCCGCCTCGTTGATGATGGCGGGCATGAACGACAGGCCCTGCGGGTCGACGTAGTAGGTTGCGTCGTTGAGCAGCACGGGACGCAGGCCGACGAAGTCGCCGGTCGGCCCAAGCGTGCGGGTCGCCTGCCCTGCGGGCCATGTAAAGGTCTGGTCTTGGGTGGCGTAGACAGCGAGCCTCTCGGTGCTCCAGCTATCAATCATCATGTTCATCGCGGCCAGCGCGTCCTGCGCCGTGTCCGCCGACGGAACCTCGCCCTCGGCCAGTTGACCGATCAGCCGGAGCGCGCCGTAGATGATGTCTCCTGCGGTCGTCATGCTGGCGTCCTGTCGTTGGCAAGGGCAGTGCCGCCCCGCCGGTTAAGGCGGGGCGGGGTAGGCGTTAGCCGTAGCGGTAGAGAACCCAGGACGCGTCGCCCGTCTTGCGAGCGCGGAAGACTTGGGCGGTGCCTGCGGTGGCCACGACGGTCATAAGGCCGACGAGGGTCCAGCCGGTAGCGGTGGTCATCGTGATGACGCCCGAACCGGAGCCGTTGACGTTGACGACGTTCAGGTCGAACGCCGAGCCGATCTTGGCGTTGCCGAGGGCAGCGTCCAAGAGGGCAGCGGTCGGCAGGGTGTAGGCAGCAGCGGACGAGCCGGGGCTGCCGAGCAGGATGCCGCCGGTCAGTTGGGCCACCGAGAGGGTGGCGTCGCCGGCGGCGGTCAGCGGGGCCGGGATGGCAGCGAGAACAACCTCGTTGAGGTTGCCGTCGCCGATCTGGGAGCCGCCGCCGATGTTTGCGATAGTCATGTTCGTTCTCCTTGCGCTGGGGGTTAGCCGAGCAGGCGGGTGGCGGCAGCGGCGCGGATCGCGGCGTAGCCATACAGGACGTCGATACGGCAGGGCATACGGTCGTTGTTGATGTCGTAATCACGAACGATGCGCATGGAGATGCCGTTGTGGACCTGACGCGAGGCCATGTCGACGCCCTGCGGGAGCAGGAGGTCGGCGGTGGCGAACGCGAAGGCGTCCTTGTGGTAGATCAGGTTCTGTGGAGCCGAGGTCGAGGCGACACCGTCGAAGATGATCGCCGCGCCGGACTGCGGGAAGGCGTTGACCGTGGCCAGAGCTTCCGACCCCGTGTAGATCGGCGGCGAGATGGCGACCGAGGTGTATGCGCCGCCCGAGGCCGTGTTGGACGCGGTGCAGACGAACTTCTGCAACGAGCCGGTGCTCTCACGGGTCTGCGGGTTGACGGCGAACACGCCGGCGATGGTGAAGGTGTCACCACGGTTGATGGTCTGCGTGCCGGTGCCGGTGATGGCGATGGTCGACTGGCCCTGCGTGGCGACGGTGGTCGTCACGGTAGCGCCGGTGGCGGCGCGCGAGCCGTAGGCGTGGACCTTGATGGACTGCGACATGTTGATTTCGTCGTAGCCCAGCACGCCCTCGCCCATCATGCCGCTCTTGAACTGACGGCTGATGACGTCGCCCGGATTGAAGAAGCCTTTCAGCCCTTCGACCAGACCGGCGTTTGCGGCGGGGTTGACGGTCGCGTAGCGCGGCGACATCGGGACGGCACCCTCGTTGAGCACCTGCTGGCCCTGGAGCAGGACGAGCGAGGTGGCGGGGGCGACGCCGGCGGTGCCGACGGCGTTGTAGACGTCACGGTAGACGTTGGCGACGTCAGCGTCGACGCTGGCGGCGAGCTGGCTGATGCGGGGTTTCAGGATGCGATCGGCGAAGTCGTCCAGCGACAGGGCCATCTCGGCGGTCGTGAAGTTGACGCCGATGTGCTTCTGGTTGGTGACCGACATCGTGGTGAACTGCTCGTTCTCGTCCTGCACTTGCAGGGCGGCACCGTCGGTGACGAGTGCGCGGTCGGGCAGGCGGATGCGCAGGGTGGAGCCGATCTTGGCGCCTTCCTTGGCGAAGCTGTCGTCGTGTTGGCGGTTGATGTTCCGCGTCAGGACGAGGTTGTTCTCAAAGATTTCCAGGGCCTTCCTGGTGATCATGTCGATGGTAAGCAGAGAGTTGGCCACGAGCGTGGTTCCTTGCAGAGAGGGTTCAGTTGGCCGCTTTTCTCATCTGCCGGAGCCGTTCCTGCGCGATCCATTCCGACGTGCTCATCGTAGATGTCGAGCGGGGGTCGGTGGTGTCGTAGGCTGGAGTGCCGTTGCTGGTAGGCGTGACAGGTGAGATAGGCGGTGGTGCGGAGGTGGTGCGTTTGACCGGGGGCGACGCTGCCAGAGCAGCCTCAATCCGTCCGATCTCCTTGGCCTGCAAGAGCGGCGACAGTTTCGAGATCCGTGACGCTTCCGCCGGATTGGACCCGAGGTGATAGAGCACGTCGGGGCCTTGGTCGGAGGCGCGGATGGTTTCGGCCATCTCGGCGGTGATCGGCAGGGACGGGTTGTAGGCGACCTGTTTGAAGTCGTCATACTTGCCGAGGGCCTGCTCCTCGCGGTCGAAATAGGCTTCAACAACGGCGTCCTGCTGACGCTGCCGCTCCCTCTGCTCGACCAAGGCGAGTGCCTTTTGTTCTGCCAGCGCCTCGGCGTATGCCTCGGTGCTCTCGAACTGGTCAGCCGGCGGAAGGGGGGCGGGCGGCGGCGCTTGGCGCTGTTGCTCTCGTTCCCATTTACGCTGCTCTCGTGCGAGACGCTTGCTGACGACCGCATCCAGTTCTTCCTGGCTGAAGGTCTTGGGCGCAACGTCTTCCGGCGTTTGGACTTCGGCAACAGGAGGGGCCGTGACCTCCAGTTCCGGCGCGGCTTCAACCCCCGCTGGGCTTTGTTCTTCTGACATGTTGGCTCTCTGAACCCCCGGTGTTACCCCGCCGGTAGGGTCGTGTGTCGTCAAGGTAACTGCGTCGCGGTTTTTTGGCAACTACCAGAGTTGCCACCAGCGTCTGTTCTGGCTTTCGGCGATGGCGACGACGGCATCCTTGCGGGCAGAGCAGACACGCAGGTCGGCGTCGCTCTGGATGATCGCGCTGCCGAGGTCTCCGACCGTCTGCGCGCCGGACACGTCGACCGTCGTGACGCAGGGGGCCTTGAGGCTATCGGGGATCGTCACTCTCGCCGCGCTGGCGGCGCACCCGCTCAAGGTCACGGCCAAAGTTGTCAGGCAGGCGCAGGCCAGCGCCGTTGAGCTTCTTGACTTCATCTTGCTTCTCCACTTGTTCCTGGCGGATGGTGGCGGTCTCGGTCACGACGGCGTCCAGTGCCTTGCCGGTCGCTGCGGCAACGGTAGCCTGCGCGCGCATCTCCTTGACGCGGGCGCGGTCGGCACACCACGACAGGGTCAGCACGGCGAACATCAGCGCGATGAGCAGCGCACCGACGTAGACGATGCGGCGGATTTCCTGCGGGATCATGTCGCGGCTCCGTATAGCGCGGCCTCGGCGGCGCGGCGGCGGGCAAGGCCCTTCATGACCTTGCCGTCGTTCTTGTCCCAGCGCGCGAACTGAGCCTTCGCGCCTGCGTAGTCGCCCGCCTTGTGCAGCCGCAGCAGCGTGCTGTCGTTGAGCGCCGACAGGCCGACATTGTAGGCGAACGACACGAGCGCGTCGAACTGGCTCTGCGTCGTCACAGGGGCCAGCAGGGCTACGCCCTTCTCGAACCGCCCGAGATCCGTGAGGAAGCGCGCGTCGGCCTGCGCTTGCGTCCAGACGACGCCCTTGGCGATGCCCGGTCCCGTGCTGCCCCAGCCGATCGTCCACGGGTGCCCGTCGCGCGACCCAGGGTCGGGGTAAGCCGTCAGCTTGCAGCTCTCGAACGAGTGGATCAGGTCGACCCCCGCCTTGCTGACGCGCTTGCTCGGTGCCGGCGACGCGGGCGGCGCTAGGGCGGCGTTGATCGCGTCAACGTCCGCCTGCGTCAGCGGCGCACCCTTGATGATGCGCACCGCGTCGAACAGCGCCTTGCTCATGGTCGGGTCTTGCCCTTAAGCCGACGTGTAGCCTTGGCCGTTGACCCGGACGCCAGTGCTTACGGCAGACAGGTTGACGTTCAGGGCAGTGGCTGCGGTTGCGGTCAGTTCGGTGGGGAACGCGATCGACACCGGGACGTTGATGGGCAGCGTCAAGCGCCACCGCTCGGTCGCGCCGTCGAGGATGATAAGGTCCACAGCCGCAGCGCCGGTGTTGATAGCCTGGATCGCGGTCAGGTGCCGTTTGAGGCCAGCCGCTGCCGCGACGATCAGCGCCGTCGCCGTGGTAGTCGTCAGCGAGACGGACCCGTTCCAGCCCGCCTCTGCGACTGAGTAGGGCTTTACGATCGCCGCCGCGCCGCGCGACATCGTCAGGCGAGCCGCGTCGCCAGCCACTAGGGTGGTCGGAGCGCTCGCATCGCGGACAACGCCGCCGACAGTGAGCGGGTTTGTGCCCGCCGCCGCGTCCTCTGCTGCGCCGCCGCCAGTCAGGGTCGTGACAGTCGAAACCGTTGTTACCGTGCCTGATTGAATAGTGGCCGGAATGGGGTTTGTCGCGCCTTGGGCGCGGAACCCTTGAATGTAGACCGGGTTGTTCGGGAAACTTTCGACCGCGATATGGCCGAGCGTCAGGGTCGTGGTCGACGCGGGGGCCACGGTTCCGTTGAACGACCAGATGAAAACAAACAGTTCAACGGTCTGGTCCGGGATGTTCTCGTAGCGGCTGGCGCGCGTGGTGAAAGTCGGCGTAGTGCTCGTCGCTCGCAGGGCGTCCGAGAAAAACACGTCCCGCCCGGTCAGTTCGTTGGCGATCAGGACACCTGGCGAGGCGGTCGTGTTGATGGTGGCTGTGGTGTCTCCCGTGGCCCAACCATTCCGCTGCGCGTCCACGGCGACGTTGGTGGCCGTGGTGCCAGTGAACAGGTCGCGGACGTAGTTGCGGCCAAACAGGCACAGCGTCCCGGTGCCGCTCGCGGGCCACCCCGAGACGGTAAACCGGATGGTGTTTGCGTCAGGGATCGACGCAATGGCGTAACGACCTGGGACGCCAGCCGCGCCGGTGATGCCGCCGAGCAGAGCGAACTGGCCGACCATCGTGGCGTTAAAGCCGTGCGAGGGCACGGTGATGTCGACGGTGGTCGCGTTGATGATGTTGTAGGCCGCGTTGTCCGAAATCGCGTCGGCCAGCAGGATGGCGAAGTTGTTGTTGGCGATGCGCTGACTGAGCGTGGCGGTGAAGCGCATCCGCATCGAGCCAGAAAACGACTCGGTCGACTTGGCCAGAAACTCAGCGTTTATTGTGGTGCCCGAAAGGATGTTGAGCGACCCGGAACCTTGGTTGTAGGTAACGCCCGTGCCAACGCGCGGAGCGTTAAAGCGGCTGTCCAGCACCGAAGAGCCGACAGCGGAGAACCCCGCCGACCACACAAGCTGCGACCCGGACAAGACCGGCAGCGGCGTGTCCGGCGACACCACCGTGGCTTGCTCGTTGACGTTTCCATACGCGAGCGCGCGGATGGGTGCGTCCGCCGCTTCATGGATCACAAGGGTGGTCATGCTTTCACCTTTCGTAAGGCACGTTGGCGCACCATAGCAGATGTTCTGCGGGGTTTCACTATGCGTTTGGCGGGGGTGTAGGAGGGGTCTGGTTACGGCGCGGGTCGATTGCCGCAAGGCACCCGCCGGCGACCAGAGACACGATCGTTGCGTCGACGCCCGCCAGGGCGAAGCCCATGGCGGCGATGATGGTTGCGTAGGGCAGGAGGGTGGAGATGAGCTGGCGAAGATCCTGCGGAGCCATCACGACAGCCCCAGCGCAGAGGCGACACGGGGCAGCAGCAGGGTCACGACCGCGCCGAAACCGACAGCCGCGCCCATCTGCCACCGCTGCGTCAGCATGATGGCCTCAACCTTGGCCTCCAGCTTCTCAACCCGGTCGACCAGAGTTTTTACGCGCTCTGCGACCACCGCCGCGCTTGGCGCGGTCATTTCCCAGCATCCGATGCAAGAGGTGCGCGCCGGCGATCAGACAGCCAGACGCGAAGACAATCCAGGCCATGACCCACTCCGATGGCCGCGAGGGTAAGGAGCTGAACCACGAAGATCGCGTTGACAGCCACGACATAAGTCCACAGTCCATGCTCGGTCAGGCTTCCTGTTTTCCAAAGGCCGATGGTCACGGCGTGAAACGTAAGCTGACCAACCAGTGTGCCGACCATAAGCGATTTCCAGCCTTCCCGGCTTTGCTGATTTGACCGGAAAATCATTGCGGCCAGAAAGAGGTCCAGAACCGGCGCGGCCAGCAGCGCGTCGGGGAACTGATACAGGACCGTGATCGCGTTCCCGATACAGAACACCAAGGCCAGCAAGGCGCTTACGCCCATCAGATCCGCATACTTCTCCGGCTTTGACCGATAGGCCAAGAAGCAGATCACGAAAACGGCGACCGTCGCGTAGAGATACCAGATCATGGCTTCACCGGCTTGTCGGGGTCAGTGACCGGAGGCTTATCCGTGCCTCCAGAGAAAGCAACAATGTTTTTGCCGTCGCGCGTGGCCATATAGGCTTTCTGCGCCTTGTCCAGCCTGGCGTGCAGGATTGCGTGATGCTCCTCGACCAGCCTGAGCGCCCGCCGGGTAGCCTTGACGGCATCCTCGGACTTGGCCAGCGCCCGCCCGATTGCGTCGATGTGTTCTTGTGCAGTCATGATTAAACCAACCAACGCCAAGTGAAGTCATAAAGCCGCTTCGTGCCGCTGCCGGTCCATGTGTTCTGGACCATATCTCGATACAGCGTAAAGACGCCCCCCGTTGACAGTTCAGCCTCACCCCATGCAGCGTTGCTGTTATCCATGACCTTTGCATACAGGCGGCGGGTGCCGGACGGGCGCATATAGGTCGGCAGCGGAACTGTCGTTCCGAGCGTAAATGCCGTTGAGTTTGACGTTCCACCAACGATTGCCGTGCTGCTCATAACAGCCCACGGCCCCTCGCGCCGAATGGTCACGACCATGGCCGTAACACTATCAATCCCCGCCACGCTAAGAATGAACGACGCCGGGTATTCGCCTAGCGCAATGCCGTCCTGCGAAACCGTCAGATCAATCGCCGGGTCAGACATAAACCGGGTAAAGGTTACGGAACTTCCCGTCAGGCCCGTGCTGCTCGTAAAAGCCCGCGTTCCGACATAGGTATTCAGCGACGCATCAGATCGCAGCAGATTAACGTCAAGGCGCACCGACACCACGTCTGTGCCGGTCGCAGTCAGGCCGACATACCGAGGCGAAGTCGTGGACCCGCCAGTGCCGGGGCTTTGCACGTTGTCGATCACTGCGCGGTAGAAACCGCGCGAACCCGTGTTAATCTCAAGCCCTGCGGCGTAGGGATTGATAAGTTCAACATCCATCCCGCAAGCGTGGTCAGTAAACTGGATTTTTGCTGCGCCAGCCGTCCCGATTAGTGCGCCAAATCCTGTTGCTCGCCCGCTAATATAGCAGTTTTGGGCGCGTGTTGAGGCGCTGGCATCGGAAGCACCCGCGATCAGGAACGCCTCGCCGCGCCGCTCGTTTCCATCTGCATAGGTCGAAAACGCGACGGACGTATTTACCGCGTCAACGTCCCGCGCAAAGCACCGAACAGGGCCGAGCGCAGACGAGCGCGTTGTCAGCCAAACAGCCCGGCGACTGTCGCGGATGACCGGCCCGATGAAGCCGCAATCCACCCCGCCGTGCGTGTCGAACGGCTGCCAGGAGAAGCCCTTCGCAAAGCCGCCGAACCAGACGCAGCGTTCCGAGTTGGGGTAACGGACGTAATCCGTAGAGCCGTCATTGCCCGACCACGACACGGCGAAGCACTCAAGGGCACCGCCGCCGCCCAAGCCGGTCGCATCAAGGAAAATACCGCCGACGCCGTAGCAGTCGCGCGTCCCCTGCGTAATCATGAACCCGTAACCAAAGTTCTTGGCGACAGGGTTGGTGATGACCATGCGCTCGACATAGAGCGGCTGGATGCAAAGATAGCCGAAGTCCTGAATATCCGGCTCAAGGATTTTGATGTCGGAGATAAACGTCGGAGCGACCCCTGCGCCGTTGACCGTGCCGGACAGGTAGATGCCAATGGACGTGGCGTTGTAGGTGCCGGACGGCCCGCGCAGCTTGGGCTGGATGAGCGTGACGTTCGAGGCGGTGATCGACAGCAGCGTGATGTTCGCAGCCGTTGAGATCGTCGCGCCTTGGAAATTGATGGTCGAGTTTGCCGGAATGGTCAGGCCGGTCGCGCAGCGATAGTTCCTGCCCGGTCGCAAGGTCAGAACAGCGTTAGCCGCCGCCGCCGCCGTGATTGCGTTTTGCATGGCCGTGGCGTCGTTTGTAGAGCCGTCGCCTACAGCGCCATATTGCTCCGGGTAAAGGACGCGGCGCACCGCAGTCTGCACGGTCTCAGCCACCGCCCCCGTGCCGGATTGCAGAAGGCCAACCAGCGCCGATCCGCCGGGCGCCGAGTAGAACGCCTTGATGTAATCAGAAAACACCGACGCGGTCGCGCGCTTGAGCGGGCCAGGGGCGCGGTAAACCAGCAGCTCGTCGGTGCCGACGATCGGCGGCGTCTCCGGCGTCAGCTCAGGAACGGTTTTGCCTGCGGTCATGCCGGTCTCACAGTTGCTGCGGCGCGAGCGATTGCGGGGCCAGATCGCCCGTTTGCATAGCTGCGTCGATGGTGCCGTCTATGGTATCTTGAATTTGCTCCGGTGTCATGCCCGCCTGCATGATGCCGATGCGCTTGGTCTCGGCGTCATACGCCTTGATCTGCGCCTCGAACTGCTTGGTGCGCATCTCCTGCGCCTCGATCGACTGCTCGACGTTCTTGAGCGCGCCTTGCATCTGCTGGAGCATCCCGCCCATCTCCTCGATCTGCTTCTCGGCAGCTTGCAGTTCGGGCGACTTGTCGTCGTCGGCCAGGATCTTCGGGTCGATCGTCTTGCGCAGCCGCTCGGACATCTCCTGCGCTCCCGGCCAGTCCATGTTCTTGACGAACAGGTCGCCGGCCACCTGCCACAGCGCCGGGTTGCCTTGCAGCACCTGGCTCATGCTTTCGGCAGCCTCCTGCCGCTTGGTGGCGTAGGCAGGCCCGGTCACGGCCACGACGTCGTATTTGCCGATGCTCGGGTTGTAGATTTTCTCGATGACGTTGCCTTGCTCGTCCTCAAGCTTGCGCACCGGCTCGGGCTGCATCGGGTCGATGCGGGCCATCGTCACCTCGCCGTCCATGCCGATGATGCGCGCGATGCGCGCCGTGTCGTAGATCTTGGGGATCAGGTCGATGCACTGGCGCGTGACGTGCCGGATCGCGCGGGCGAGGTTGTCGATGTAGTGGTAGGTGCCGGTGTCGCCCTGCTTCTCGCGCGCAAGGATCGCCTTGCCCGACCGCTCGTTGGACGTGGCCCCCAGGCTGCTGTCGTATTGCCCCGTGGTCGACTTGATGTCGTCCGACGCCCCCATCTTGGCCTGAATAAGCCCCGTCTGCGCCAGCGGAGGTGGCGCGCGCTGCGGCAGCGGCAGCGGGTTGCCAAGCGCGTCGGTCGCGTCGGCGTTGACCTCCAGATACGGCCAGTTGTTGACGTTGGCCGTCTTCCACTGGCCCTCATAGCCCTCAAACTGCCCGCCGTAGCCGATGAACGGCGCCTTGGGGGCCAGCGCCAGCATCTCGGCCTCCTGGCTGGTCCAGTAGTTATACATCCGCTGCGCGTCCTTGGCGTTGCGGACGAGGCCGGAGATGTGCAGCTCGCCGTCGATCTCGAACTCGTTGCCGACGACGCGGATCACAGGGATCCACTTGCCCGGCCAGTTCTGCTCTTGCAGCACCTCGAACCCGTTGGTCTTGATCCACTTGATCGTCTTGCGGTCGACCGTGCGGGTGCGCGTCGGCTTGCCGAACAGCAGCCGGGCGACC